ATACAAAATATATTAATAAATATATTTAATTAGAATGTTGAAACTTTAAAGATGCTAAACCATTATTTATAGTTAATAAATTAAATTGTTCCTCAAATAATTTTAATGTGAACAAATAATCGTGTATTAACCAATTTGGTTTATTAAAACCAAAAAACTCATTATTAATACATAAAGGTAAAATAGCTACTTTTGTTATATCATTTATTTTTTCTAATTCTATAAGTTGATATTCAAAATCAATATTTTTATAATATATCAAGTTAGCATATCCACAAGGATCTATTACAAATGGATTGGAAGTTAAACTAAAATTATAATTATAAACTCCATTTACAGATGTGCCTACGCTTCTCAAAAATGGCTCCACATAATTATAATACTCAGCATTTAAAGTATTTTCTTTATTTTTCCCATCCAATTTTAATGACCAATTTACTAATATATTTTTTGTCTGTTTTCTATTTGGGCCAGTTATATATGGATTACAGCCAGTAGATTCAAATGAATATGGAAAATATGGCGGATACTTTAGCATTGATTTATTAATAAAACTAGCGCCTGTCTCTATTTTATTATTATAAATTAATTCAGTATCTACACTTTCACGTAAATATTGCGGAGAATCATTTAAATAAAGCATTTGTTTAAACTGTAAAGGTACAGTATTTGATGTAGTAGTTTCAAACATTTCTGGAAATTGTGAGAATTTTGGATCTGGATTTGTTGTTGTATATATTATTTGTTCAAGCTTTGGAGGCATATTAGTAATATTACTTGGATACCAATTATTATTTAATTTTTTATAATATAAAGGCTGCAATGTATATGGTTTTTCATTATATGGCCAATTTGTATAATTAGTCCACTCATTTCTTAAAAATACATCAGTTCTTTGTAAATACCACATAAAATTAACAGCAACAGAATTACTTTTAAATCGGCTTTGTGTAAACTCTTTATGATTTTCGGCTTCAAAAAAATGCTCTAATACTTGCTTTATTAAATAAAATTGCGGTTTTTGTTTAAATACTTCTTGTTCTTCTGTATCTAAATATACATATGTACTTATTAATCTAGGATTACAATCCCATATACTATTTTCTCTCAATAAAGCAGCAATTTGTGCTGAACTATTTGTGTTTAATGCCGCTTGTTGAATAAATTGTTGATTTTGTGAAGCAAATTGTGTTGTGAACATATACATCTGATATAATGGATCTGTTGTATTTATAGTACTTATATATGGCGGAGGAACATATGGTTTAAATACATCAAATTGTGAAAATCCAATATTATTACTACCATTATCATAATAGGTATTTTGATAATGTTTATAAACAGATATACCAGCGCCATTCGGGCTAAGATTATTAACCGCTATATTATGATGATAATAAGTATTAATATAATATCGAACATCACGTATTCTAAATAATTCTCTTATTGGTCGACATTCTATTTTTATTTTAAATGAGTTTTCACTTAATGATAATAATGGAAATGCATGACTAGATGAAAACATATACCATAAATTTAATGGAATTGTTAATAATTTTTTATTAATAGATGGCGATAAATTAGTTATTATATTTAATTCTTTATCAATAACTGATTGTTTATTACTATATATTTTATATAATACTTGTCCAGCATCATTTTTATAAGGTAAAGGAGCACCATATAAACAGTTTGGATATAATCCATTTCTATTTTGAAATAGTTCTGGATTATGCATTTCAACTACATTACCAGTCATTTTATTAAATAATTCTTTTTTTTCATTTGTGAAATCTCTTTTAACCATATTTGTTAAATAATCTCCTGAAAACTCTTGAATAATCGTGTCTCCTAAAGATACTGTTATTTTTTTTATTAATTGAGAACCCAAATCTTCAATCCATTTAAACTCAAATGGTTGTGCATATGGAATATGAGCATCCGTAATTTTTCTTATTGAATTGGTTTCACTATTATTAGAATCTCCAATTAAATATAATCCTTCTTCTATGGTTGAACTATATGACATAGTATTTGGTTTGTCGTATATATCACTTGGTTCAACCCATACAGGACTCCAAATATAAGGCATTTGTATTGTGAAAAATGTATCAGCTATTAAATCGCCTACTCGAGGAATGGTAAAATTAAATGTTGTACTCTCATTTTCTTTTAATTTTGGAGTTGTAATATTACAATTAATAATATGCTTTCGCAATCCAAAATTTGTATATTTTTTATAAGTTGCTAAAAATAAACTTTTTTGTGGATTTCCATTAATTATTATATTTAAATTTCCATAGGATACTATATTTAATAATCCTCCACCCATATAATATATAATATATAGTAAATTATATATATTTATTTTATATTTTATATTTTATATTTTATATTTTATATTTTATATTTTATATGGTCTAGATTTATAATGAATGATCAAATTTCAAATTTGCAACTCCATTTATAATTTTTAAAATATTATATCTTTCTTCCATAAGATGTAAATTATAATGCCAAACATATTTTTCTGTATCCTTTAAATTAATTGTTGTTTGCTCTTCATTATTAATTGTGGAGCATGTCACATTAGAGTTAATTGAATTAGATAAATAATTTCCAATAACAGATGCATATAAAAAAGGATCATTTATATTACTAATGTAATTAGTAGGGCTTATAATTAAACTTTTTAACAATGGGTCTATTAATTTATAAGACATATATACATTGTTTATTTTAGACATATTTATAGCACCGGATGGTTGATAAATAAACGGATCGCTATTCAAACAAAAGTTATAATAAAATACATTGTCTAATCCACTACCTTGGCTTCTAGAGTATATATCAATATAGGATATTAATTCTTTTTCTAGTGTTATTTCTCTAATTGAATTATTAAAATAAAGCCCCCATTCTAATAATATATCTTTATTTTCTTTTGGTGTAAACTTTTTTTGCCATACTATAGAATCTAGTTTATTTGTTATATGTAAATTTTCACTATTAAAACTAAGTAAATCGGTTATTCCATATAAAGTCATTATTTCTGAATTTGAATTATTATAATTGTAATTTGAATAATTAGACCATTCATTTCTATATTTAACATCAGATCGTTGAAAAAACCACATCCACGACACAACTAATCCACTTGTTTTAATCTCTGTGAAATGATTTCCGCCAATTAAATCATGAAATGTTTGTTCATGAACCTCTTTAATTAAATAAGAATGACTATTTTGAGAAAAAAATAATTGTTCTTCATTTGTTAAAAATGTATAACACCCAATTAAATGAACATCTGCGAACCAAGGACTAGCTACATCTTTATAATAGTTTTCTATTAATTTATTACTATTTAATGGATATACTAAGGCACCCGTTTCTGACACTAAAGTACCAAGCAAATCAATTTGTTCATTTATTATATTTTTTCTTGGCGGTTCTTTAAGAAATAATTTCAAATTATAGACTTCATTATTACAATTTGGTGCGCTATATGTGTTATGTAGTATGCTAACTAAATTATTTAATTCATTATAACTACCTGATCTAGTTGTCCCTGCTTGATTTTCTGAAACACTATATGTATTTAATGAATCATTAATATTAATACTTACTTCATTTATTACATTTTTAACTACCCACCATTCATTTACCGGTTTTAATTCAATTTCTATTCTTAATTCGCTATATTGCATAGCAACTAAAGGAATTGTGGTTTTATTATTTAATGTAGACCATAAATTAATTGGAATTAATAATTGTCTTTCTCGAATTGATGGCTCTAATCCATAGGACATAGCGCTCAGAGAACCAAAATATGCTGCATTTGGATAATTACCATTTCTATTTGAATAATGTGCTGGATTATTTAATTCGGGTACATTACCAATCATTTTATTAAATATTTTTTTTTGATTGTCTGTGAAATCTCGCCAAACCATATTTAATAAATATTGACCACTAAACTCTTGAATTATGGAATTATTAGATAATACTCTAATAGAGTTTATAACTTGAACTCCAATATTCTCAATCCATTTAAACTCTAATGGATATACTCTATTTATAAGCTTCATATTCATATTAGAATTTGCTTTAAAAAACTCCAATGTATCATCCGAAATTTCGCTAGGACTATTACAAGAACAATCACATAATCCACATTTGTCTATGATTCGAGAGGCAGTGAAACTATTAGTTTCAGTATTAACATAATTCAAATTAGTTTCAATATTTGTTCTGCAAGAAGAGCAAAATACAATAGGGGTCCCTCCAAATGCAATAAGCGGACTCCAAATATTAGGCAAAGTAAATGAAAAAAAAACTTCTTGTAATAAGTCTCCATATCTTGGTATTTTAAAATTATACAAAGTTGGACTATTATAGTTTAAACGAGTATTTCCTTCAAAATCTATACGAAACTTTTGTTTTCCAAAATTGGTGTGCGACATAATTGTTTTTTTAAAAAACGTTTTACTTGGATTTCCAACTAATATAATGTTATTGTCTGTTTCACATAAAATATTTAATAATCCAGCACCCATTTTAATTTATATATCTATATATCTATATATCTATATATTTACTTTAAATTATTTAAAATTAATTTGGAAATAAATAATCAACTAATCCATTAGAAAATTGTAAAATATTATATCTTTCTTCCATAATATGTAAATTATAATTATAATCAAAATCTTGATATTTTGAAGAATCAATACAATATTTTGTTTGATTATTAGTTTCATTGCTATTTCTATCAAATACTTTATTAACATAAATAACATCAATATTAGTAAACACTTCTCTATATGGATCAATTGTAGTAAACTCAAATGTAATGTTATTAAATTTCATCATATTCATTGCGCCAGATGGATTTAATGAATTATTATTTTCAATATTAAAATTATAACAATATATACCATCATCAGGGTCTCCTTCCACTTTTAAATAGTTTTCTATATAATTATTTATACCATAAGGCAAGATTTCTTCGCGAACCAATTCATTACAATACAATCCCCAATTTATCATTATATTTTTTTCATTTCCGGGATGAGTTGGACCGCTAATATATTGAACACATGGATTTAAATTATTTATTAAATATTTTTTATTTTGTGGAGTAATGTACGGAATATTAACATTTGATAAACTATTATACAAATCTAAAGTCAGTATACAAGGATAAGGCATTTTATTATTATATAACCAATTTGAATAATTAGACCATTCATTTCTTAATATAACATCTGTTCTTTGAAAAAACCACATCCATGATACAGTCATACCATAACATTGAATATCTTCTTTTCTAACACCTTGCGTATTATATATAGTTCGTTCAAATACTTTTTTTACCAAATATTGTTGAGTTTGCTCACAAATATATCTTCGCTCATCTTCAGATAAAAAAGCAATTGTTGAATATAAACTAATATTTTCAAATCCAAAATTAGGAAGCTTTGAATAATATTTAATACTTATATCTTTAAATACTTTTTGTATATTTTCACTGATTGTGATATTTTTGATTGTATTATAACTTATATCTCCAAGACAAAATGAATTTGCTGGTGGCTGTTTCAAAAAGAATAATATATTGTATCTTTCATCACTTAAATCAGGATGTATAAATGGCGGATCATAATACTTAAAAGTATTTCTTATTTGTGTTGGAAGTTGTGTAGAAGGACATAATTGTTTAACCCAAGATTCAAAATAGTTTAAATCTCTTACCGTAAATAATTCACAAATTGGTCTACATTCTACATGTATTTCCAATTTTGAATATTGTAATAATAATAATGGAAAGCTTTGATAACTTGAAAATGTTTCCCACAAATATAATGGTACAAATATACGTTTTCCACGAATTGATGGTTCTAATCCATTAGGATAATTAGACTCATTTAAACCACCCCATGAAACCGATGGATAATTCCCATTATTATTATTAAAAGTTTCTGGAGCATAAAATTCTTTTGTCTGGCCAATCATAGTATTAAATAATTCTAATTTAGCACCAGATAAATCTCGTTTTGATTTACAATATAAATATTGTCCTGAATACTCTTGGATTGGTCTTCCATCTATTAAATATGATACCTTTTTAATAAATTGAGCTCCAATATTCTCAATCCATCTAAACTCATATGGTTGGCTATATGTTAATTTTGATATTTCTGGGTCTGGAATATATTGTCCATTGCTTGATAATGTATATCCTAGTGGTATTCTATAAATAGGACTATATATGTCGGGTAAACTAAACGAAAAAAATGTATCCATTAATAAATCTCCAATATTTGAAATTGTAAATTTAAATAATGAATCTGTAAATAATGATAAAGAGTTTTCAAAACTAGACGCAATTTGAAATCTTTGTAATTCAAAATTAGTATGCTTTGAATAAGTGGTTTTAAAAAATGTCTTTTTTGGATTTCCATTTAATATAATATTTAATTCACCACTAGTAATTATATTTAATAAACCTCCACCCATAAATAATATATACTATAATATATATTATTATATATTATTATATATTATTATATATTATTTAATAATATATATAATAATGAGTACAATATTAACTAATGTCACTACTTTTATTAAAAATCCAGATATTCAAGTTGAGCTATATGCTTTGGGAATAATCTTTATTATAATTTTTTGTGTATATTTATATATTAGATATAAGGTTTCACTTAATAAAAGAAATTGTGATATTTTAAAAAAAGTTTATAAAAATAAACCAGCTATTTATAATATAGATTCTAATTCAACCTATTTACTAAGAGATTATTATATTAAAACTGCATATAATTGTTGTGCTGGTGGAAGTATAAAAGTAGATTATGTTGGATTATGTGCTTTAAAAACTTGTATTGAACAAGGTGTTCGTTGTCTAGATTTTCAAATATATTCTATAAATAGTATGCCGGCAGTAGCAGTGTCTTCTGTTCTTGAGTTTAATGTAAAAGAGTCTTTTAATAGCATACCAACAAATGATGTATTTTCTACAATAATGAATATGGCTTTTTCAAGTAGTCATTGCCCAAATCCAAATGATCCTCTTATTTTACATTTAAGAATATTAAGTAAAAATGTTAAAATATATGATATACTAGCAAAACAAATAAGTGAAATATTAAATTCAAGAATATTAGGAGTAGAATATAGTTTTGAGTTTGGTGGACAAAATTTAGGATCTCTTCCTATAAAAACTTTTTTAGGAAAAATTATAATTATAGCAGATGCCAGTAATCCATTATATCAAAAAACTAGACTTGATGAATATATTAACATAGCAAGTAGCGCACCATTCATGCGAAAATTAAGGTATAATGATGTTAAGTTTCTTCAAGATCCTAAGCTTGCTAGTTATAATAAACAAAATATGAGCATTGTCTTGCCTGACCTTATTCCTAATTATTCTAATCCAAATTTTAACGAGGCGAGAGAATATGGATGTCAAATGGTTGCTATGTCTTTTCAAAAAACAGATAGTAATTTAGCATACTATAACGATTTTTTTGAGAAACGTAAATCCGCATTTGTATTAAAACCTGCAACTCTTAGATATATTCCAAGAACAATTACAGTACCATCTCCATTGTCTGCTAAATATCAATGTGATAATAGAACAATCAGTACTCCATATATTGATTTTAAAATATAATTATTATCTAAATATTAATATAATGAATACAAAAAAAATTAAATCAAAAATTAAATCAAAAATTAAATCAAAAATTAAATCAAAAATTATATATAATAAATCTCGGTCTAAATCTCGGTCTAAATCTCGATCTAAATCTCGGTCTAAATCTCGGTCTATATTGAGAGATATAAAAAATAATAGCTTATTAGAAAAAGAAGTATTACTTTTACGAAATGCGGTTGAAAAAGCAGAAAAAAAGAAAAAAATTAAAATGCGTTCTCCAATAATGGAACAAATTTTTAATATAGTTGAAACATTTATAAAAGATAAAAAATTAATTTGTTATGGCGGGATAGCAATTAATAATATTCTACCAAAAAAAGAACAATTTTATGATATAAATCTTGATTATCCAGATTATGATTTTTTTTCACCCAACGCAATGAATGATGCTAAAGAATTATCTGATATTTATTTTTCAAATGGATTTGAAGAAGTAGAAGCAAAAGCCGGTGTTCATATAGGCACCTATAAAA